TACCCCACAGTATCACACGTAGGACATCTGTTAGGTCTAGCATACTTTGTTCCATCTTTCTTTACCTTCCATACTTTTCCACTGCCATTACACGTATTACATTGCTTTGCCTTTTGTTTGTACAATACATTACTGCTGTTACGTACCTGATACCGATAGTCCTGATCATCCATTCGTTCATCAAACAACTCTGCCCAGAACTTCTTGTCTTTTGGTTTACGGCTGTACACTACCCACGACAGTTGCTCTGTGCTTGCCAGATTGATTGGGCGATCACCCATCAGGTCACGTACCTGTTCTTCTAGCTCACGTATAAGTTGTCCACGCTCTTGCTCAAACTCCTTATGCACATTCTCTAGTTCATCAAGGTCAACTGCAAACCCACGTTGATATATCTTGGCTAGATGTACAGCCAGTTGGTTGGTCAGCTTCACTGTATCCTGCAATGGACGATGCTCTTCATACACACGTAGCTTTATATCAATGTGTTCATACAACTCTTGTGTGGCATGTAGGTCTGCTGACAGATAGGAAGACAACTCTTTGTGGTTCATGTCACGTACAGACTTACCTGCCTTGAGCCACTCTTTCATTGTGTCCTGCTTCTTTGTGTCTAGCTCATACCGTTCTGCACATGCTTCAAGTGACAGTGGTTCTTTCTGTCCACGTTGTAGTATGTACTCACCTAGCATGGTGTCAAAGATTTCACCTTCATAGGTAAAGCCTGACTCCCATAGCCACACTAGATCGTGTGCGGCATTGTGCATAATAAGAAGGGAAGCCTCGTCCAGTTTATATTGAACGATGGCTCTCCCCTCTGTGGTGGGTTGTTGCTCTGCGTGATCGAATGTTACAAGGTCTTCGTTACCAAGATCATCTAGCATACCCACCATAACTAATGTATTCATAGGTTCGAAAGGGTCAAGGTGTAGCTTGCCGTTTCGTTTTGTCACTGTGTTCTCTACGTCAAGGGTCAGTTTCATTGTGTCTCCTAATAGTCGGCTGTTATCATTTCATGTGTTGCATCTACTACTAACTCATTTGAGTAGTAATCGTCAAGCGATTTCTCAAATTCTTTTCTGTTAGCAAACTCAGCCATAGCTTGTGTGGCTTCTTTCAAAGTTAACTTGTGTTGTTGCATTGCTCCGAGCAATTCTACTTCTTCTATAAGTGTTTTACTCACCATTGTTTATCTCCTTTCGTTCTCTTGCTCTTTGACGTTCATCAAAACTAAATGGCCTGATGTCGTTATAGCTACTCACCTTATCGACAGACCTGTTTGTATCGAAGTCAACTATTACTCCTGTGTTCCACTTAGCACACTCTTCCTCTGCGTCTTTCATATTGTCAAACAACTTGGGCTTGGGAAAGTTTACAAACCCATGTGTATTTTCTGGTACATACATTATGTCACCATCCACATCTATTACTACCGCTAGTCTCATCCCTCTCTCCTTGTTACACAACTAATATCCACTATTGGATCATTAAAACCTGCAACCGCTATCACTTCTATTGCAAGTGTATCCGCATTGTCAGCACTACTTACATAATCTATGCACACACTTTCGTACTCAAACGTTTTGTGTGGTACAAAGAATGGATCACCAAAAGATAGGGTAACAAGTATGACCCAACTCATGCTACGTACCTCGCAATCTTGTACTCAAGATCAGTGTGTACAATACCATGCCAACCAGACAACTTGTTCTTAACAACATTGATGTGTCGTTGATTGTCCTCTTCCTCTTGTCCTTCTACTGTAGGGTTCTTGGAAATCATAATCATCAGGTCAGCCTCTGCTGCCTTACCAGTACGTGACCCTTCCATCATGGCTTGGTTCAGTACCACCTTGCCCTCTGCCTCTGCTGATAGCTGAGACATGTAGAACATAGCACACTCATGTTGCTTGGCTATCTGTCTTGCATGTACCGCATTCGCTTTGAGTGCTTCATCAGGACGTGAGAAGCCACCCATCTTGGCAAACTTATCACCCATGTCAAGTATCACAATGTCAGGCTTGTATGACTTACATACTGACTCAACCCAGTTCATGTCACGCCCTGTCGCATCCTTGAACATGACGTTCTTACGTATCTGATCGAACACGTCCATAGCTCTCTGCTTGTTCTTGCTAATCTCGAATTTGTCCATGCCTGTGGCGGCTGTAATGTACCTGTGAGCCACCCTGTGATAGCCCTCTTCGTTACATAATATGATACACTTAGCACCTTGCCACGCAAATCCCTGTGGAGAAGCTACAAGTGAAGCATGGAATGATGTCTTACCTGTGTTTGGCCTCGCCCCTACCTCAATCAAATGTCCTGCATTGATGCCCTCTACCTTACGTGTCAGGGTAGGGATGTTAAACGTCCATTGTGACTCCAAATCTGTCATAGACAGGATGGTATCAAGGCTGATGTCTTCCCATTCTACATTGAGGTTAGGTGTGAAGTCATCGCCATACTGCTCCATCAAATTACGTAGTGGTTCAAGGCTAGTCTTACTGCCATTCACATAGTCAAAGCCAAGGTTAGCAATGTCCTCACCCACTACCTGTTGGAATAGTTTGGACAATACTTCCTGTGCCACGTCACTACCCATAGGTGTTTCTTTCTTTACCTTGTGGAACAGGTGACTGTATGCTTGCTTCTGTGCAGTAGTCAGTGTAGGATTGTTTGCCATGAACAGTGCTTCTATCTCGTCAGGTGTAACTGTACGTGAGTACCTGTCCATCGCTACATCTACTGCCTGTTTGATCTTACGTATGTCTTGACTAAACAATCTATCGGGGCATTTAGCACCACGATGCTCGTCATAGAACTCTTTGTCCATCAAGCTACGTACTAATGATAATTCCATTATGTGTCTCCTAGTGTTGTTAAGTTATCCAAGTCGGTTTGGTTTCGGTATTTAAGGTCATCTTCTAGGCGTAGCACACTTACCTTTGGTACTAGCCCTCGTAATTCTTTTGCGAACTGTAGCGTCTTGGGTAGTGCGTCAGGGTCAAGTGCTACAATTGCTGTTGAGAACTGTGACAAGTGCTTCTTATGCCCATCGGATAATGATGTACCCAACACTGCGACCCCGACAAATCCATCAGTACCTACGATGGCTGCACTCACACAGTCCTCAACAACTACAGCAGTTTTACCACGTCCACAGACGTATGGCAAGCTGCTTTTTCCATATCGTTTCCACTTGGGTATACGTTTACTCAACGATCTACCTGTGGCATCTACCATAGTATTACCTTGCATTACAGGGAACACCACACGATGTTCCTTCACATCATACAGTAACCCCAACACCTTGGGGTCTAGCTTCCATTCATTACAGAACTCAGCTATTGCATCGTCATCTTTCACAATCCACTCAGGCTTGTCGAAAGTTATAGAGTGTGTCTCTTCTGCAACACTACCCAGTGATTTGCGTATGTCATCTGCTGTGAGATGCACACGCTTACCACCAGATACATGACACCCTGCCTTGTAACAATTCCAAATCAGAGAACCCATGTTGTTCGTGATCGTGAAGGTCTTTCGCCCACCACACTCAGGACAATCCATACGTTTGGTATCTCCATTTGTAAGTGTTATATCATTTATAATATTATAGACACTCATAATGTATCACTTTCAATGTTGCTCCTTACAGTCGATTGTACAGTAATGTCTCTACGTGTCAAGGCACTATTTGCACTTTCGTAAGTATGCTTGTGGTATGGCTTCACAGAAGACACATGAGTATGTCCAGATACAGCCATGATTTGTGGCAATGGTACTCCCTTGTCTATCATCTGTGTTATACCAGTTCTCCGTATGTCCATGAGCCGTAGCTCTTCAGGTAGCTTTGCTAGTCGCATGATCTTCCGTCCAACCTTGGACAGTCTCTCCATTGCGTATGGTTTATACACACCCTTTACAGGCATTGGATGTGGTACTACCCAAGGCTGAAAGCCAAAGTCTTCTTTCTGTTCCTTGAGCATGGCAGTCAGGTTATCTGTGATAGGTAGAAACACATCAGCCCTACGCTTACTCTGCTCCAAGGTAAGCTGTTGTTTGTCCAAGTCAATGTTGCCCCACTGTAGGTTACGCATGTCACCCAGACGCTGACACCACTCGTATGCCATGTGTATAATCAACCCGACATTACGATAGTCAAAGTCACTATACGCCACGTCAAGAAACTTGTTCACCTCACCATGTGACCACACCATCTTGCGTTGCTTGGCAGTCTTACGTTTGATCTTACCAAATGGATTCTGCTCTGCGTGTTCCATCTGTATTGCATAGTTGTACACCCTGCTTGCACATGTTGCCGCATGGTTAGCAAAGCTAATGCCACGCTTGACCCACTCTTCGTATGAA